AAAAGCTACGGCTTATGTGAGTAAGGACCTTAAGGCGGCTCTTGACAGCTCTCTGGACTCTCCTACGTGGGATTGGACCCAAGCGATAACGAATAGGGCTAATGGTTCTCAGGTTGGAACGCCTAGGAACATTGTTGATACGGGAAGGTTGAAGCGTTCCTTGTCATTATCAGAGAAGCACCTTAAGACAAAGAGTGTTTTACTTATTGGGTATTCAGCTCCCTATGCGGCGATCACGCATTATGGCGGTGCTATTGTGCCTTATGGCAATCCAAAGGCCGGCACGTCGATTTTACCTGAGAGGCCATGGATTTCAGCTAAGTTGATGGGTACTCATGGCATTGAGAAGTATGACATGCGAACGGCCATGAATGCCGGCTTTAATGAGGCGTGGTCACGTAAATTTGGTTAATCGGTACTATACGTCAGCCAAATCATAGTAATGAGCAAGAAAAAGAAAGTCACGCTTCCTTTCGTTGTTGCGCCAAGACGCGAGCCCATTACAGAAATCCTAGGCACTGAAGAGTCCGGGCAGATTGAGATTCATCGTAAAGGCTACTTGACGGTTGCTGAGAAGACTTTTATCCAGCAGGCCACGAATGGCGACAGTAGTGTTGGGTTGGTTCACAAGCTTGCTGCCAAGGTGGGCAAAAAGCGGCATATCGAAGCGTCAGAGGCCCTGCAGGTCCTGTCTCAGGGTGACTTTAGTGACCCTATCCTGGAAGGATTCGAGGAAGAGGTCTCTGAGATCTATGCCTTGATGGGTTCATACGAGGAGCGCAGACAGATCATTGCATCTACTTGCCTGTTGTTCTTCCGTGTGTCTCAGGAATGGACAATCGAGGACACAATGGACCTTCATCCAGACCTTGTAGCAGATCTCTACGAGCTATTCTTGGACGAAGACAGGAAAGCAGTAGAAGCATTCGAGAAAACAGAGGCAATTGAGGAAGAAGAAGAGAACACTGAGGGAAAGTAGAGACCAGAGAGCGAATTATTCCGTTTGAGTTCTACTACTGGCAGCTCAAGCGGATGTTTCCTGGTGATCCAGAGTTCAGTAGGGGTAACTATGGAGACCTTTCCTATGGATATGTGCTAAATGCTATTGCCAGAGGGTCTGAAATGAAGCAAGTTGATGCATATCACGCTGAATTGCCCATTGCACAGCTTACTTCACTGACAGCAAATCAACAAAGAGACCCTAAAAAGGTCCCTAATCCCTATACGGCAGAGTCTTTTTGCTTCTTTAGGCCTAAAAGTCTTGAAAACCTACCGTCTGGGCGTTACGGTTCGGCAGCGGTTGCCATGGTAGAGGCTGGAACATACCCTGCATGGGCTCTTTTCTGCTTTAAGGAGCTAAATCAGAAGGCGGATCCTAATTACAAGCCTAAATTCCCTGCATTAGTCAGCGAAAATGCTATTTTGCTGCATCCTGTTAGGTCTGATGCCGGATATACCGGTCTTTTGATCGCTAGAGAGGCCGCCAGCGAGTCCATGGTCGCATTTAAGGGCCTAGGCGGGGAGCCAATCCCGCTTTGGGTGCCTAAGATCAAGACAAAGGTGATTGCAGAGGAAGGGGTTACCCTTGAGGCCACTGCCCCATGATCTTGTTGGCGTAATCGTCTACAATTTTGGAATCTTCCTCGTCATAAGGGCCGAAATGGGAGATTCCGCGTGATAACCACTGCCTAATACGCCATTCGGACTCAATGGTGTAGAAAGGCTGCATCCTGAACCAGGCAACCCACTCCTGGCTGGATTTGTCTTGGTTACATTTCTGACATGCAGGGATGCAATTGCTTGTTCTGTCCTCTCCGCCGCTACTTTTAGGGCGAACGTGATCAATTGTAAGATCAGTTAAGGATTCGTCAACAATTGGGGTGGCCCCACAATAGGCGCAGCGGTTTCCCCAGCATTCTTTGATAGCGGATCGCCATTGCTGACGTGCTTCTCGGCGTGTAAGGGCGGACATATTGAAAAGGTAGTCTGAAATTCGCTCGTATACGGGAGCGTGATCCTGTGAAGGGTGCATCAGATTACTGTCATGACATCACCACTGAGAAGTAACTCTCGATTTCGCGGCTTCATAAGGCCTCCCGTGGTTATGTCTACTATATTCTGCCGAAGCGGAACACTAAAAAGGACCGCAATCGCCTTTATGTCACAGCAATTCCCGACCACGGCAAATGCCATCTATGACGCCCTGGCGGCTGACTCAGGCTTTATCTCTTTGCTGGGTGAATATACCTTTAAGGCTAACAGTGGCCCCTTGTCGGCGATCTCAGTGGTCTCTCCTGGCCAAGACCTGCCGGCTCTACGTAACGTGTCCGGTGTTGAGGTCGTTATTCAGGATGTTGGAATTTCGACACTGCAAAACTACTTGACAGGCGCTCCAGATACCGTAACGTCGTTCAGCGTGTTCTGTATCCTCTGGGAGCCTGCTACCGGTGCTGACTTGCAAGCGGTCACCGATTACATCTGCAAGCGCTTTGTAGGAGCTGCTAGCATCGAAACAGTGGCAACACCTGATGGACTGGGGTCTTTGGTTCAATCCAAGGTGATTATTAAGTCCAATATGCCCATCTATCCTATCTAGAGGGTAACTTACAGGCTTCCAAGGCCATTGGCAATATATAATTAGGTGGGGAAGACCTGCCGAATTTTCTTCGTCCTAGTCCACCTAACTAGTTATTCTATGGCAAATTTCTCAGCAGCCTTCGGGTACGACTTCTATATCGTCCCCCTGAGTTCCGCCTCTGTTGACGTGGCCTTCACGGGTATTACCGCAGCAGACGATCCTTCTACTGGCTTTATCGATACAACCTCCCTCGCAACAGGCGCAGTTTCATACACTGGCGGCATCTTCACTGTTGGTGGTAGCGCCTACAGCATGGACGGCACTGACACCCCTGTGCGTCTTTCTGGCTTGACTTCTGCCTCCCTTGAGACCGACACCGGTTCTGAGGATGTCTACACCTACGATGACGAGACAAAAGGCTTCAACCAGGCCGTTGCTACAACCAAGAGCTTCAACATCTCTCTTGCTGGCGTTGCAGACTTCAAGGACACTGGTTACCAGATCCTTCGCTTGACTGAAGCTAACACCGTGGCTGATAGCCTTCGCGTGAAGCTTGTTCGTGTTGGTCCTACTGGATCTGCAGAAACCATCTACGGCTACGGCACATTGATGGGATACACCGAAAGCAATGAAGTTGCTTCGATCGTTTCCTGGGAATGTTCAATCACCGGTTATGGCGCCTACGCTCTTGAGTTGGATGCTATTTAGCTGACAGGAGGGGCTGAAGGGGCACTTCGTACTCTTAACGGGTCAAGTGTCTCTACCTCCACCGGCTTTGCTAATCAAGACACCAATGGCGTTTTGGTTGACATTACCGGACCTAACGGAGCAGTCGGCACAGCCGACGTCGTTACAGGTGGTGATCTCATGGTTAACCTTGAACTCATCCGCGTTTCTAACGACAAATTCAGGGTTGGTGATGTAATCACCTTCACTGAATCAGGTGGTACAGGAGTTGCTACTGCAACTGTCTCCGCCATCCACGAAGGCAAGAAAATCGGTGCTATCGGTACCCAGACTGCCTTCAACACTGACAACCCGTTTAGCGTTGCTAACACCTCTAACATCGTTGTTACCTTCACTCCAAGCGCTGGTATTACTAGTCAACTTGGCGGCGGACTCGCCGGAACAGCTACCACTTCAGGGCCAACCTTGCTCGACAGTGTTCAGCTCACAGACGGAGGATTCGGATTCATGGTTGATGACATCATCAGAATCGACGAAGCCGGTGGCGGTGGTATTGGCCACATTCGCGTTGACACTATCGCTTAAAACTCTAACCTCAGCCCTTAGAATTACTAAAGCGTCTCCAAGGCTCCGTAAGGGGCCTTTTTTAATGGAAGACTAGACCAGCTCTGGTTTTGTCGTGTCGGAAAATCTTACTTTTAACCTAGAAGTAGATAGCAGCAGAGCTGTTACAGCGATCAATACCTTTTTCAACACGTTTGATCAAGGAGCAGCTCAGGCTAAGAGCAAACTTAACGGTGCATTTAATCAGAAGCTGCAGACTGAGGTTGAGGTTAAATTCAAGAATGGTGAGGTCGTAGCTCAGAAAATCCAGTCACTAAAGCAAGAGTCTAGCAAGCTTGCTACTGCTTACAAGGCTGTGAACGGTGAGCTAGGGCGAACCCCTGCAGCACTTAAGAAGCAACTTTCAGTCCTTAGACAGCTTAGGGATAACACA